GCTGGGTTTCGACCTTGTAGCTGACGCCATCCACGGCCACCAGGTCGCCATAGGTCAAGCCGCCAAAAGTGGCCGTTGGAACGGTCAGCAAGTAGTCGATCACCGTCAGCTCACCGCCGAGGATGATCTCGCTGTTTTGCATTAAAAATCCCTGCCCAGAAACAGCGCCAGCAACAACGCTGACGCTGCCTAGGCGGTTAAAGGCCACCCGATTGGCTGCTGCCGATAGGGTGGCCCAGCCCATCAGAAGGAGCCGTTGAGGCGGACGTTGGCGGTGGTATCGCCGGAGGCGTAGGCGGCCACGAACACGCCGATTAGCGTGTTGCTGGTCGAGGTGGCGGTCACATTCTTGTTGGTGTTATCCCAGTAGGCCTTGGCGCCAACGGTGGCGGCGCCGGTGGCCTTGGGCAAGGTGTAGACACCACACAGCTGGAAGCTGCCGACTTCGGTATTGGCCAGGGCGGTGACGGCAACACCAAAAATGGAGCCGATCAGGGCACCACCGCCGGAGGCGACGGCATAGGGGGCGGCAAGAGCGAGAATCTCGCCGTCTTGGATGGAGTTCTTCACAGTCAGTTACCTCGGGGGTTGGATAAATAAAGGGCCGAGGTTGCCGGCCCGCAAGGGGTCAAAATCAGGCGCCGGTAGAGCGGTAAATAAAACGGTAATCCTTCACGGCCGCCCCGAAATCAAAGCGGGCCAACAAGGTCAGTCCATCGGGATCCCGCTCAGGCATTGGGGTGATGGTCGGACCCGGCTCGTCGGCTAGGTAGCCATAGACCAGGCCTTCAACCTTGTTGGGAGCAGATGCGGCGTACCACTGAGTAGCGGAACCGTCAAGACGGGGTTCCACAATCAATTGCATTGAGCCGGCGTAAACGTTCGGACCAGCAGCACCTGTCAATGATGCGGGTGCGTAGCCGGTGGGGTAGAGGAACTGCAGGGCAGTCGCTTCCAAATCGGTGGGGACAATCAGGTAATCGGGAGTGAGGTTGACCGTCACACCGGAAATGTCTGTTTGCTTCCGCATGGCCTTTTTGGCGGCGTTCATGCCAGCGATGCCGATGGCGCCGGTGCCAGTGTTGTTGTGGCCAGCAGCAAACAGTGCCGCACCGTCAACGGAAACGTTGGCGTTGCTGGTGATCAGTGCCCACACCAGGTTGGATTCCAGGCGGCGGAAACCGCGACCCAGGTATTCGGGGGTGCGCTCTAGGGCACTCAGGTCGTCGTTAATGATGGCCTGACGGGAAATGGTCACCTTGCGGGCGTAGGTAGCCAGCTTCCAGGTGGCTTGCGCCTCCGTAAGTGTGCCTTTTTTATACTCGCCACCTTCAAGCAGAAGCTCAGGGGCAAGGTCAGCAGCCAGCACCAGATCGCTGGCCTGCTTGAAATCAGGCAGGTTGCGCTGACGAGCAAGGGGTTTCCAGGTATGGGGCTCCTCGTCGTAGGCGGCAGTCAAAGACTTGCCAGCCAGATTGGAGAACAGGAGGGGGAAGTCACTGGTGGAGTGCATGGCCATTGCCACCAGGTCGCTTTTGGAGCGGCCCACGGTGCTGATGCCACGCGATTCAGCAAAGATCCGCACGCACTCCATGAGGGAGTAGCCGCGATATTGCTTGCCGGCATCAGACAGCTCAACGCCGGGGTTGATCCGGGCATAAAGCATGTCGCCAATGCCAGCCATCGCAGTGTCGGCGACATCGCGGGTCACTTGGATGCGAGCGGGATGGCCGGATGCGCCAGCCTTGGCCTCGATCACGGAAGCGTGAGCAGTGACAATATCCATTGCCACTTCGGTAAAAGGTTTGCCGCCATCAACCATGGCTTGCACGGCTTCAGCGGAAAGGCCGGCTTGAGCGGCGCAGCGGCGAATGTCGGCTTCGCGGCGGAGGGCGGTGATGGTAGCGGACTCATTAGAAGGCGCAGCCTCAGGCGTGGCGGCTGCCACGGGCTGCACCTCGGCGGTAGCGGCCGGTGCGCCCCCGGCCTGAGATTGCGAAGTCATGTCGGTTACGGAGGGCTCAGGGTTTGCGTCTCCTAGTGGCAGGCTATTGATAGCCGCCAGTAATTTGATTGGCGGATCAGTAAAGCGACCCTCTGGGAGCCGAGGGGCACTGGCTCTGACTTCCGCTGGTGCGGCTACTTCATCAGCAAAACCAGCTTCCATGGCCGATTCAGCGGTAAACCACGTACCAGCGCCACTGCCGGCTGCCATCCACTCCTCAATTTGCGCTTCTGTTTGGCCCGACTTACGGGCATACGTCTTTTTGTAGCTTGCAGAATAAGTATCAAGCAGATCAGCGCTTGTGCGGAGTGATGCGGAGTCGCCTGCTGACATTGACCAGCAATTGTGAATCATCAGCAGCGCATTGTCTGGCATAACCAGCTTGTCGGCGGCCATGGCGACCATGCTGCCTGCCGATGCGGCAACGCCGTCAATCACAATTGTCTTGCTGCCTTTGTATCGGGCCAGAAGATCATGGATGGCTAGGCCTTCGCCTGCATCACCACCATACGAAAACAGGTTGACTGTTAAATCTTGCCCGCCTGTTGCTTCAAGTGCCCTAGCAACGTCGGTAGCTAAAACATCCCAGCCAACATCGCCGTACAGCTGCAGAACCGGTTTGGTGGCACTGCCTTTTACCTTTACACCAACCATGTTCACTTGGATAGCTGGCTTCAGGCTAGAAACATTAGGCAGGTGCCACAAATGCCGAATCTGCTGGCTTGGCTTGGCTCAAGCCCGTACTGCTGACAAGGCCAGCATCAATTCCAAGTGTCAATCCAGATTGCCGTGCTCGTTGCAGATCCTGTGCAAGCTCAGCCATCACCTCCTCAGGGACGTAGCCAAATGACCGCTGCACCTCGCTAAGGCTCATAATCCCAGCTCGCACTGCATCAATCAATGCCGGAATCTCGCGTGTCGGGTCAATCATTTCACGCCTTGGTGGCGTATGCGTCCACTCCACTGGTCCCTTAAGTAGGCCGCTCATCCGCGCCAGCTCGTCATGCCAGCGGCAGACGGGTGACAGCATTCCAGGAATTGTCACCTTGCCGCGTAGGTAGGCGATCCGGCGACTGAACTCAAGCCAGCCGCCACGGAAACTTGAAAAATTGACGTTGCTCAGATCACCGGTCAGGCTCTCATACGTTATTTCATACGCAGCAGCAACAGAATGGTCGTACTCCCGATGCGTGCTTACAAAATCACCCGATGAAGGCGGCGAAAACGCCTTGAAATCGCGGCCGGGTGGCAAGTGCTCAATCGCGCCTGGCTCGATGCGATCAAACAATGTTCCGGTTTTGTCTGGATCGCTTTGTGGGTCCATATCAGTAGACACGCCAAAAAAGCAAGAGCTGATCTTGTCCTTCATCTGCTGCGCGGCACGAATATCACCCATGTCGCGCAGGGTCAAGATTGCCGCCGTGCCAAATGGCAAGCCCATCCGTTGGCCGGCGCGACGAGAATCAAAATGCAGACTGATCTCATCTTTTGAGACAAATTCGCTTTGAATTACAATGCCAGTATTTAGCAGGCTTTCGCCGGGATGTTGTTTGCGGATCCAATAGCCCTGTAGGCGACCGAAACTGTCAAATTGTTGGCCAAATAGAATATCAGCGCCGTTATCTTTGTTAAAATCAAGCCAATCAGGCTCCAGCATCTGCACTTGCAATGGAACGATGCCGTGTTTATCAAGCAGCTCAGGCAGCACACGCTTTCTGAGCAGCACAGCACCGCGCACTGCCGTTGTGCGTGCTCCTACAGCTTGATTGCCATACCAATCATGGACACCATAAAAGTCGGAATCCGGTGTGTCACACCAGCGTTTCCACAGCGTTCCGTACCGCTTTGTGGCATTAACTGGCGTAGACATAATGCCATCGCCAATCCAGTTGTTGGTGATGACTCCAACGGCACGCGAAGCGTAGGCATCGTTATCAACCAGATCCTGGTGACGCTTTACTAACCACCACCATGCTTGGCGCAGGTCGCTGTTGGGGCCACTGCTGCTGGTCCACCACCCTTCGGTGCGCCTGGTGTCTTTGGCCGCCTCAAATGACCTTGCACGTTCAATGAACAATTGGCGCTCAATTGCCTTGCGCTTTTTGCCCATCAGGTTGGCCTCTGAAACGACAGGTATGTGCGCCGAACCGGAACCGTTGTGGTTTGCTCCACTTCGTCAGCCATTGCTTTCTCGATCCGCTTCATCTCATCAAGACTGCGATAGATCAGCTGACGACCATCGCTAAAGCGCACCTGAAGCACACCTTCGGCAATGGCTGCACGCAGATCCGCAAGTTGCTCAGTGGTGTAGGCCATGGCTCAGGCTACCGACCCAACCAATTACCAGTTGTCTTAGGCAGCCAGCTACTTTGGCCCTTAGCGGGCTTTGCCTCAACCTCAGGCTTGGGCAGCGTGGTTGTCAACTGCTCGCTCAGCTTGTCCCACATGGTTCCCGCATGGTATCGACGCCCTAGTAGTTGAAGTGCTGCGTAGGCATACACTGTGCAATCGCCCATTTCATCCCTTGCGCTTGCTGGCTTGACCCAATCACGCACTGCTTGGCCTTTGACGTACTTGATCTGCACCTTCCAAGGCGTGAGCTGGCGTAAAAATTCATCTGTAGATGCAGATCCAAAATGGATGTATCCAGGCCCTGGCTTCTCGTGTCGCACGCGTCCGTACAGC